GATGGGGACTTAAAAAATAAAGATATGAGATGCAAGCAGTGCGAAAATTATATCGTAACAAATGAACATGCTGAACGTTTGAGAAAAAAGATAAAGGTGGTAAAGAAATGAGGAAGATTAAGGAGAAACGCATGCAGAGTTATGTCCTTAGAGCTAGAAAAATGGTCCAAGAAGGAAAAAACAAAGAAGGGGCAGAAATGCTTAGTGAAGGCTTGAACTATTACAGTAAAAATATCATTAAAGCTCTTACGCCATATGCAACAGCAGACGCCGGAATTATTTCTATGGTCCTGCGCAACTTGGCAGATGGTATCGAAAAGGATAATCCAGGAGCAAAAGAACTTCGCATGTGGGCAGAAAACAACACTGTAAAACCTGAGCTGAAGGAAACGATTAAGATCAAGAAACCAAATCTGAAGTAGCAAAGCAGAACTTGCAGAAGAATGTGAGGTATAAAATGACAAGATCTGAAACAACAAAGTTTCTTGGACAGCTGCTTATAAGCACACGTTTTGTTGGAGCTGGGAAGCACTGGGCCAGTGAGGTAAGTATTGATCCAATGGGACGAGAAGCAAAAAGAGTTGATTATATGCAATTTTCCCCGGCAGATCAGTGCTCTATATCTGGGATAGAAAAAGGCACATTTACCTGTTACGAGGTAAAGAGCTGTAAAGAAGATGTTTACAGTGGGAATGGTCTGAATTTCCTAGGAGAAAAAAACTATATCGTAACCACAATGGAGTGCTATAAGGACATTTTGCCGGATATAAGCAGTGGGAAATTTGCCGAACATATGCG